TCTTCTGATCCGTAGGTAAATTTGTGTCTTGCGTGTTCATCTATCTTATCTAATACTTCCTTTGTAAAATACTTATCTGGATTATCATTAACTTGTTTACCAAATACTTTAGAACCATCTGGCATTTCATATCTTGTTGATACTTTCTTAAAGATACCTGCCTCTTCTCCTAGTTCTAATAGTCCATAATGCTTATCCAAACCGTGTTTATAAGTTAACTTAACATCCACTTTAGCATTTTCTTTAGTAATTCTTGATTTATATATTTTACAATGAATAATATTTCCAATAACCTCGGTACCCAATTTCTCTTTTCGTTTACCAAGATAGATGATTGTTGAAGCAGCGTATTTCAATCCTGAACCGCCACCCATTTCTTTTTGTGGGAACATTGAACCAATAACATCATACGTGTGATTGGTCATTAACAAAGGAACATTTGCTTGTCCTAGTTTAAGTGTTAAAACTCTAAATGTAGATTTGACAATTTGTGACCTTGTCATATCTCTTGTTTCTTTACCTTCTGCTGTGTCTGTCATTTCTTTTGTAGTAGATAGCATTCCTAAACTATCTAACACAAACATTAAAGGTTGTCTATCTTTTTCGTCTTGTTCTAAATATTTGTCTACTATTTTAATTGCCTGCGCTCTAAATTCTTGTACTGTTGATACTGGTACTACTACAACTCTTTTACTATCAACGCCTCTACTCTCAATCATATCTTTTGATACTGCATTTTCTGATTCAAACAGAACAACGCCTGCGTCTTTGTCTTTATCTAAAAATCGTTTGAGAATACCTAATGCGAAAAATGTTTTACCAGTTGCTGCCTCACCTGCAATTGCTGTAATACGGTTGCCTGGTAACCCACCGTAAATTGAACCTGAAAGAAGAGCATTAAAAGAATAAGAACCTGTATCTATAAATGAAGTTACATCACCTGCTGTGATACCTTCACTTGCTAAACTAGCAAATTCATTTCCTGTTTCTTTAATAATCTCTTTTAGAAAGTCTTTCATACTCTTTATATTCCTCTTCTGAATAATTTAATACATAAAATTTTATATTATTAATATAACATAATTCCTTCACCGAGTCAAGTTCCTTTGGCAGAAAGTTATGACTAATGTAATCATCTGGTCTTCTATAAATCGTTATTCTCACGATACTTTTTCCATCCTAAAGGTATATACCATAGTATAATAACTATCGGTATGGAAATAACAACCCAAAAGTGCTGTGGGTGTTTATAATATACCATCATACCAATAATACTTCCTATATCTATAACGCTATGTATAGAAATCCACCAACCATAAGTTAGTTTCTCTATAATTTTCTTTCGTAAATTTCTTAAATAGGAACAGTAATGCCTTGACATAGCAAAACCATCATTGATGATGAATATAACCAAACATAAATAAAAGTAATCCATATTATTATTTATATAAACGCCTCTAACGTCCCTACTCTTGCGTGTTTAAATAAGTCTATCTTCTCTCCAAAACACCAAATATTCTCAATATAAGTCATTGCCATAAAGACATTCAACTCTTCTTTTGTTTTAAACTTTTTAGTACCTTGTGGTCTTTGCATAATCCTCATACCAATTTGACCTAAAAACTTATCTTTAAATCTATCAACTAGTTCATCACTTGACCTATATCTAGTACCCTTAATCTTTGGATCCATAATATTAACAAACATAAATTTTGATTTACTCATTGTCTTTTCTGCAACTGGAAGATAAAAACTATCTCTCCATTTATCATACTCATTAAACTTATGCCAAGATTGTAGTTCTTCTTTATCACCACCTTTATTATATTGTTCAGTACTAAAATAAGGTGGACTTGTAAATGCACAATCTATATCTGGTAGTTCATTATAAGGTAAATCTTCTGCACCACAATTCCATATCTTAACAGTTTTGTTTTTAAAGAATTTACTATATTCTTCTACTTGTTTATGATAATTCTTATACGTATTTGGATTAGGATCGCAACCATAATAATGTGTTGCCTTACTAGCAAAGAAACCAGCTAGTCTATCTCCCCAACCACAACTGGTATCTAATACTGTTTCTGCATTGGTCATATCGTATATTGTTTTTGCAACAACTGGTTTAAATTGTGTTGCAACATACGTACCTAATCTTATTGCTTCTCTATAACTATTTGGTGATAAATCTTTAGTACTATTCACACCTCTCCATAATGCACCTAAACATTTCCATATATCTTTTGCATTACCATTTTTAAAAACTTCAATTGGTGCTCTAAAACTATAACTTGAACAATTTAATCTTAACTCTTGATGAAAATAATTACTACACTTATTATATATTGATGGAGCGTCAATTAGTCCTAGACCATATTTTGAATAAGGATACTTATAGTCATCATACTTTTCAAATATATCTTTATGACTTTGTTCATTAGGTGTACAAAGTTTGCTAGTATCAAACTTACTTAATTTTATTATATTATCTTTCATAACATCATATGAAATTTTATTTAAAGGAAACTCTGGTCTATGTTCAGCAATATATTCTGATAATAGTTCTCTAAATTTTTCTTTACCTATTTCATCTGTCCAATTTTTAAATTGGATAGAATCCATTATAGGCAATCTATTTTCGTCTGCGAATTGTTTAAGGTCTAGGTTTTTCATTGTTCCACATTAATAATAAACATAAAGGTATTGCATAAATTAATAATACAAATAACATTGATAATAAAATTGTCATACAAAAAACGGATTCACTTTCTTTAATCTCTTCTCTATGTCTTTAAAATAATTCTTTTCTCTTTCTATCAAGTAATACTTACGACCTTCTAATAACGCCGCTTCACCAGTAGTACCTGTACCTGCAAATGGATCCAATACTGTTCCATCTTTAGGTGTAACTAACTTAACAAGATATCTCATTAACTCTAATGGTTTAACTGTAGGGTGTTCTGTATTTCCTTTTTCTTTTTTACTTGCCTTGGCACAATAAAAATACTTCGCCCATTCTTCATAATATGATCCATCGTGTATAACATTAGCAGGATATCTTCCTTCTATTTTTTCTCCTGTACCTGTTTTCTTTAAACCTAATTTATAAATTGCTTCTTTATGTTTTTTAGGTTCTCTTCTGTTTTTAGTTGTGTCCCACTCGTATCCAGGTACTCTACTCTCATCTATGTTTAAACTTTTATTAACTCCTTTACGTGCCATTACTATAGGTTCGTGACCAGGTTTTAAATAGTTTTTTCTTTTAGGAAATCCACTACCATATAACCAATTAATCATATCAAATATTTCAAACCCAGCGTCTTCTACTGCAACTGCCATTCTATGATAGTTTCTAGTGGCAGCAAATGATAAGAGTACTGCACCTGGTTTCATAACTCTTAATACTTCTTTCCAAAAATCTTTATTAAATGCTATATCACCACCGTCCCAAGTCTGTCCCATAAATCCTTTCGCCGCTCTATGATAAGGTCCATTACGTCCTTCTTTCTCATCTTTATTATTAATGCCTTTTTGACCTGGACCAAATCGTTTAAGTATAGACGCCAAATGATATGGTGGATCAGTTACACACGAATCAAATCTATTATCTTCAAGTGTTTTTAAATGTTCTAAACTTTCTGCGTTTTTAATATCCATATGCCTTACCTAAAAATCTCACTACTAATAAGAATATAATAAACTGGTAGAGTTTTATATTAGTATTCTGTGCTAGAAAACCTCCAAACAATACAGCAAAAAACATTATAAAATTGTTCATCCTAAAAATGCCTCCAGACTTGCTTTCTTTTCGTGTTCCCAACCTATTGAGTTTAATATAAATCTCATAGGGTCTAGGAAAGTTTTCTCAAACTGTACTTCATAATCAATATACTCTTGTAGATTAAACTCTTTTGGTAGTTTAGTTATATAACTAATCACATCAAACTTAAATGGATTTGCTTGTAGTAATTTAATAAACTTAATCTTATCTCCTTCTTGTATATAAGGATACTTATTCTGCAATCCAAATTCTTTTATTTGATGATTATAAATCAAAGAACCTTTAACGTGTATTGGTGTACCTTTGATAAACACATCTTTACTACTAGCATATTTTCTCATATTATTACAAGACCTTGGAAATGATATCTGCTCAGCAGACATACTCATAAATTCTTTTTTGAAACCTGCAATGAAAGTATGTAAATCAGATTGTTCTTTTGACATAATTATTTTAATTGCTTCTTTAATCTTACCTCGGCATACTTGTGGAGTTGAAGATTTAATTGCCTCTACACCCATAATCTTTAGTTTAGGTTCAGACAATCTTACATCTTCCTCATCTAATACATTTAACATATATCTTTTTTTCGCAACCCATATACCTTTGTTCGCAATAACTTCACGTGCCATAACCATTGCGTTCTTAAATGCGTTTGTATAGTCTGCAATGTCTTCAAATTGTTTTGCAATAAAAGGTTCTAATTTGTTATCACATACCTTAGCAATAAAATCACATACTTGTTGGTCTGTTTTATCTTTACAAGTCTTCTCTACAAGTTTATCAAACGATACATAAATTGAATCTGTATCAGACGCTAGTACATAATCTACTTCGTTGTGTGTTTGTAATATTTGATTTAGATATTCATTTACTTTTTGTTCTATATTTCTTATAATATATTGACCTGCTGTAGTTACAGCACTTGCTTGTGCTATATCATAGTATCTAAAGTATTGATTACCTATTGCACCATAACAACTATTCAAAGCAATCTTTCTTGCCCATTGTACGTTATGACACCTAGCAATTTCTTTTTTTAAATCGTTTGTTGGATTCTTTTGATATTCTTTTTGTGCTTTTAACTCACGTTTCTTATATATCACACGGTCTTTATAAATCTTTTCAATCATTTCAGGTAAGAACCCTTGACTATCTCTTTTAAACATTGCACCGTTAGGTGTTATACAAGCACCTTCAGTTTTTAAATAATCTAGGGGTGTCTTCTTACTCAACATTTTATTCACAGAAACACCAGATGGTTTAACACCTAATATTTTTTCGGGAGAAATATTATATTGTACAATAATATGTGGATAAAGAGAGTTGATATCAAAAGACACCACCCATTTTTGCATACCAAGTCTAGGTTCTTTCACATACGCACCTTCATACTTGGTGTCCTTTACGTGGTCCTCTCTAGGAGGTACACAAATCTTTTTTGTCATCAAGTGGTTTGCGATTAATGTATCCCAAACTCTCACCTGTGAGAAAATATCGTTATAGTTTACTTTAGTTTCATACGCAAAGGTTAAAGATAAATCAATTAACCCTAACTTGTCTTCTAAACCATCAACTATTTCTACGTCTTGAATATTATACTCTACGAATTTTTGAAAATCTTTTGTATAGAAATCTTTAAATGTTGGATATGGATTTTCTACTTTAGTTTCACCTAATTCAGTTTCACCTATAAAAGATAATCTATAACTCTCTTGTCTTACTGGTATAAACCATTTATATAAATCAAGATAATCTAACATTGCAATACCAAACAATGAATAATATGTATTAGGTCTACCTCTTATAATTATTTCTTCTTTATGTATTAAGTTCCAAGGCGACATTCTACTTGCAACTTTAGCACCTGCAACTAATTGAATTCTATTCATCAAGTATGGTAGGTCAAAGAATTTAGTATTCCAACCTGTAATAACATCTGGATAGTTCTTCAACCAGAATTTCATAAACTCCATTATTAAATGTCTTTCATCTGTACATTTAATATAAGTTACGTCTGTACGTAAAGTTTTAAACTCACCAACACCCCACGTTATAAGTTGTTTGTTTGATTGATTCTTAACTGTAATACATAATAGTTCTTCAACTGGATTATTTACTTCTGGAAATCCATTTTCACAGGTACATTCTATATCTAATGTAAATATTTTAATTAATTCTTTTGACCACTTAACTTGTTTTGGATACTCTTCATTGATGTATTGATAATGAAATCTATCAAGTCCATAGACTGGTGCATTTTTAGTAGCGACATCACGTTTAAATCTATGAGCAGCGTCAATAGATGAAAAAGTAATAGGTCTTAAATTATGTCCTTGTAATGATTTAAATTCTTCTTGATGTTGTGATACTGAATATAATGTTGGAGAAAAATTAATCTTCTCTTTAAACTCTTTGCTATCTCTTACACCTCTAACAAGTAGTTTGCCTTTATGTGCTATTACGTTTTTATAAAAGTTCATCTGGTCTCAAATGTAGGATTAAACCATCAAGTTCTTTAGTAAGTTTTATCTGACAACTCAATCTACTAACACCTGGTTTATATCCTTTTTCATATTCTAATTGTTCTTCTTCTATTGAAAGATTATTTGGTTTTGGTACTTTGTCTATCCATTGCTCATCAACATATACGTGGCACGTACAACACATACAATTACCACCACAATCGGCAGGAATTTCTGGTATTGGTACGTGTGATTCAAATTTCGCTGCCTCCATTGCACTCAAACCTTCTTTGGTCTGAACACGAATCTTTGATCCGTCCCTTACAAAATATACATCTATCACTTATCTAATGTAGGCAAACCTGTTTCAGTTATTAACTGTTTTTTACCAGGTGTTACAATAGACGAAGTGCTATTAATATAATTTTGTTTAATATGTTCTTTTGGTTTTGTTATAGATACGACTTTATCTGATTTAACTTCAACAATATCTCCATCTGAATATGGAGCATAAGGTGTCATCATCAACTGTATAGGTTGTCCTTTTGCTGATTGTGTTGGTATGATAACATACCCTTTATGTATTGTAATAACTTTTGAACCTTCTGTAATTTTTCCGATAACATCTTCTCCAGTTATCAATCTACAGATTAAAATTTCACTTGCCATTATATCCATTATATTTCTCCTTGATTATAATATATCATAGAATTTAAAATTAGTCAATGCTGTCTGGAAATTTATTTGTTGGTACAAATGGTGAATATCCTTGTTCTGCTGCTTTTTCATCATCTTCTCCAACAATTGCTTTGACTTCTGGAACATAATGCATTAGCATATTTTCCACACCTTGATGTAATGTTTGTTTAGACATTGCACATCCTGAACAACTACCAGCTAGTTCTAATTTTGCAACACCTAATTCCATATCAAAATCTAAATAATTTATAAACCCACCGTGTTGGGCCACAGAAGGAGCTACTTTATCTTCCAAAATAAATTTAATGTCTTTAGCAATTTCTTCCTTGGTTCTATATGAAGTAAATTTACCAAGTTCTGGTGTACTATCTGACATTATGTAGCGCCTCTCTTTCTTTTCTAGTTTTTTATTAAGTTAACCGCTGAATTACCTTTTTGTGTTTCAGTAATTTCAAACGTTAATTGGTCGCCTTCATTAAGTTCCAAGTTTGCTGCTTGAGCTGCTGAAGAATGTACAAATACATCCTTTTCATTATCATCTCTAGCAATAAAACCATAACCTTTTGTTGGGTTAAACCATTTTACTTTTCCGTTTATACTCATCTTATTTTTTATCTTCTCCTTTCTTATTGTCATCTAAACTATATTTTGTTGTAATTATATATTTTCTATTAGGGTTAACCATAACATTAAATCTATTCATAGTTTCCCTATCAAATAATATTTTAGATTTTTCATCCCTATCATCTAGGGTAAATTCTACTTCTTTGTAATATCCACCTGCAAATTCTACATCAAGTTTTATTACTAATCTTTCTTCTTTATAATCTCTTAATCCGCCTACTTCAATTGTTTGCTTACGCACTATATCGTTTGTAAGTGTCTTGCCTTCTAATGACCAAGTAACTTTACCACCGCCTTTTTTTATTTTATCAGCGTGTATAACAGACGTACCAGAGTTACCTGTATCAAATTTACCTACTATACGTCCAAATGGATGTATATGGACAACTTCTTTATATCCACACTCGGTAGGTACTTTCTTCCAGTTATCTCTATCTTCAAAATATTGTACTATTTCTTTACTTAAATTTCTATGTGTTGCCTCTTCTATGCCTTCTGTGCCTGGCGAAGAGTTAACTTCAATAACAAATGGTGGTTCTTTTACTCTATTTTCCGAAGGAATAAAGTCTACTGCAACCCATTGACCATCTACTGCCTTAGCAGCTTTTAAACTTTCTTCTGTTTCTATTTTTGTTAATGTTAATTCTTCTACTTCTGCACCTCTTGATACATTACTTCTAAAATCTCCTGGTACAACTTTTCTTTTCATAGCAGCAAATACTTTACCTTGTAATACTAAAACTCTAGCATCCCATTTAGTTTTTATATATTGCTGTAATAATATATCAGAATCCTCATCTTGTTTATTAAGTAATTGCACAATTGAATCTAATGCTTTTTCTGATTCAATAAACAAGACACCAACACCTTTTGATCCTCTTAATGTCTTTAAGATAACAGGAAACTTTTCTTCCAAACTTTCAAATGATTGCATTGAATTTTCTGGATCAGTTACCAATACTGATTTAGGTTGTCTAATACCATAGTCTGCTAATCTTAATGAAGTTCTATATTTGTCAGCACACATACTAATACATTGTCTACTGTTAATAACACACACTTGGTGTTTTTCTAATCTTGATACCAAGTCCATCCAACTATCTCTACGTACTACTGAACCTCTTACAATAGCAACTGTATCTTTTGCTGATACTCTAAATCCTTTGTTGTCATCTTGATTATGGAAATACATTTCTCCATCATCTTCAACGGTTACAAAACCACCTGTGTTTCTATAGATATATGACTTATGACCAAGCTTATCTGCTTGTTTCATTAAGTTCTTTGCTGTATGGAAATTTAAATCATCTTCAGGTTCATCTGATATAATGATTAATCTATATGATCCAGAAGTTTTTGCTTCTGTTATGTAATCTTTGAATTTTGGTATCTGCATTTATTCATCACTCATTGGACTCGTAGTTGGTGTTTTTTTAAATTCTTTTTTCTTGTCGTCCACTTTCTTCCCAATGTTGTACTTAGCAGATAACGTCCACTCTTTCTTTTCTTTAAATGGTAATACTTTTATCTGACTCAATGGTGCTTTATCTTCTGTTATATCCTTTTTAACTATATCAATTAAGTTCCAATCTTGTAATAATAAAGATATGGTATTTCTTCTTTGAATATCGTTTTGAGTTAATGTAGATTTTTTACCATCTAATGCAAATAATTCCTTGAAATGGACTATATAATATTTGCCTTGCTTGTGTAATATATGACAAGATTGATATAATGTTTTATCTTTACGACTCGCCACACCTATTCTTGTTAACGTTTCCCTGACTTTTAAAAAATCATCAGGTTGTTTAATGGTCACCTCAAGCATATCGCCTTGTGACCAACTAATAATATCCTCACTCATTTAAACTTTCTCCCACCTTGTATAAGGTTTAATTTAAGTCTTTCAATTTGGTCATCTGTAAGTATGTTGAGTACTTCCTTTGCTTTTGTATTGCTATATCCATAATACTTTTTTACAATGTCTAGGTTCTTCAACTTGGTTTTTGATAACCACCTACCTCCAAATCGCCTTTTCTTTCGTATACTATTTATTAAATAGTGAAATTGCATACGTTTAGATAGAAAGTGTAGTCCGTTCATTTCATTACTATGCATTATGGTATCATAGAACATAGATAGACAACGGTTAATTACAAATGGTGGATACTTCTTTGCCCAAGTTGGGTCTGGTGTGTCTAATAAATTCTCTTTTGATTCATTAATTGCTTTAAGATAATCTTTTAGTTCATACATTATTTAAACCAATGCATATACGCTAGATATGGTACTAATATTGGATAGACCACGTGTTCAACAATTTCATATAAAACAAGTATGGTTAATGCTATTGCCCACCACTTACTTGTTTTTGCTTTATTAGAAACATAACCAAACACTTTACTATGCCATCTACCTATCTTCTGTACTATTGCGTTCATTTTTCTCCTTATTTAAATTTACAATTCGCCATTACTTCTGTTAAACAAGCAACCATATTAATCTCTTGGTCTGCTACAAAAGCTGCCTTGTATTGATACCCAGCAATAACTAAAACTGCCTGTGGTATAGATTGTGGTTGTAAATGTTTGTATAGTATTTCATATACGTTTGAAAACAATGATGATGGTTCTTTATCTAGGTTTTGAATAACCCATTTTCTCATATCATTAAATCTTTTTTCTTTTAGAATCTCTACAAGTTTTTTAGTATCTGCTTCAGTTAAACTGAATAGTATACCACTATCAATCTTACCTCTTACTGAATATCGTTGAAGTTCATTAATAGTTCTTCTAAAATCTGGAAAGTATTTCTGTATTAATTCTGCAATTACTTTTTTATCAAACTCTATCGTTTCTTCTGTTAAGATATTACATAACCTATTCATAAGTTGTGTCGCTGTCTTAACTTTATTACCATTAGCAATCGCAAAATCAATAACAGTACATCTACTATGCAATGCTGGTAGTATCTTATTCTTGTAATTACAAGTAAAGATAAATCTACAATTCTTATAAAATGTTTCTATGAAATTTCTTAATGCAGGTTGAACGGACTCTGGATTCATATAGTCCGCCTCATCAAGTATAACAACTTTATGACTTGCTGTTTCAGTTAAAGATACAGTTGACGCAAAGTTTTTAATCTTATGTCTTAACGTATCTATTTGTCTACCTTCGTCTGATCCATTAATAATAATGTAATCAACACCTAACTCTTCACATAAAGCACGTGCTACAGTAGTCTTACCTGTACCTGCTGTACCTGATAGTAATAGGTTTGGGAGTTCTTTTTGATTTATAAACTGTTTAAAAGTTTCTTTTAGTTCATTGGTTAAAATACAATCTTCAATTTTTCTTGGTCTGTACTTCTCAACCCATAAATTTTCTGCCATAATATATTCACTTTCATATAATCAACCCTATCAATACTCCTATTATAATACCTTCCAACCAAAATGCCCACCTATGTGAACCTCTTGCTGTATGTTTTTTAATGAAAGTAATTGTCCAATCTTTTGGTTCATTTATTATCATATAATTAAAACTCACTATCTGGTTCTAATGCTATCCAATATTGTACTGGTTTATTTCTATTAACAAAATGACTTATTCTTTGTTTAGAAATTGCAATATCATAATCATCTGGTATGATTTTTAAATTTTCTGCTTTGAAATATGCTACAAAAGTTTTATCAGTTGTACCTACTACAGCAGAATAATCGTTAGATGATTTATTCTTTTTATCAGTTGCAATCATTGTAATGTTTTTACCATCACCTTTTACTGCAATGTCTGGTAAGTTCAATGTAACTATACCTTTCAATAAGTCATTAAAACATTTACCCTTTAATGTAAAAGTTACATACTTATCAGGCATATTAATTGATTTAGTTGGTGCTACAATTACTGATTTATCTGCAAAGAAATACTTAACAGATTGTCTTGAATTGGCGTCTGATATAACCAATTTGTTAGTACCATTAAATTTGATATCTGATTTAGAAAATAATTCAACTGCTCTTAAAAATTCTGGTAAATCGTATATCGCAAATTCTTGCTCAAATTTATTATCTATGTCTGCTTCAGCAAGAATATTCTTTAAAGTAGAAATAGTTTGTAGTTGCTTTCCTGGTTTAACTAAAATGTTTTTATTAATTTCAGAAAAATTTTTTAAAATTGCAACTGTACTGTTTGATAGATTCATATCAACTCCTTCATAATTTAATCATACTGTAATATATCACCAACCTCACATAAAGTCAATGTTGGTTACTGAACAGGACAGTTAGGATTTTCTGTTAAGTCTACAATAGTAGCATTTGCTGTAACCAATTGGTCTGCTAATTGAGTTGCTACTGCTTCTGCTGTAGATAATTCAGCTTGAAATACCGACAATTCATTATTGGTACTTTGTAATACATCACGAATTGAAGCTATTTCCAATTCATATGCTTGTATTGTACCTTCTAATCTTGCAATACTATCCAAGTATTCTGCTTCTACAGTAGAAATGCCTACTTCAGCATTTGCTAATAAAGCTACTACTTTATCTTTTTTATTTTTTAAGTCTACAGTAATAATCAATAACGCAACTATAGCGATAACTGCTGCTATTGCTGTTCCTGATATCTTATTTTTTATATCTTTTATTTTCATTTCTTTTCCTTATCAATTAATTCGCAAGTAATCTCATCTGCTTGTAACCCAGCATTGCCATCAAATATCCACACGTAAGAATAGTGAACCTGGTCACCTTTTGCTACGCACTTTTTACCGAATGCTATACTTGGATTTTTTATGCTTGAACAAGCGCTTAAGAGAATCAAACTCATTAAAATCACTAATATTTTATTCATAATTTCCTCATTTAGTTTATTATATAACAATAGTATTTATAAGTCAATGTTGGTTCGGCCCAAAAAAAAATAGCGGCGGTTTTACCCGCCACTATCTATATTACGTTATTATTTAACGTCTATTGTTTTTAGTTTCTTTTCTTCTGGAACTATCTTCTCCATAGAAACTCTTAACAGTCCATCTTTCAGCTCAGCACCTGTGACTTTTACATCATTGGCGATTGTGAAAGACCTTTTAAAGTATCTTTTAGAGATACCTTTATGTAATACTTCACCATCTTCATCCTTGTCAGAAGATTTATCTTCCTTCTTGGTTTCAATAGATAGCATACCGTCTTCAACATTGACATTAATGTCTTTCTTGTTGAATCCAGCTAATGCAACCTCTATGTTGTAAGTATTTTTACCCGACTTAACTATATTGTATGGTGGGTATGTAGGTTGTATATCGGACATAAAATCGTCATCAAACATTGAACCGAAATGGTCAAAGATTGAATCAAATCCAACCGATACTGGTCTTAACCTGTTAAAAATAGATAATGCTTTATTGGTCATAAAAACCTCCTTTTATTAAGCAAAGTTATCGTTTATGAGTCCCTTAATGGCAACTCACTACTACTTATATATGTAGTTTCCTACAATATACAAGTAGCGCCGATGGATTTATTTTTAATAGTATGAATCCACCAAAATATCTATCGTAGTGTCCGCTATTGGTATTGAAACCTTTGGACCTTCTATGGGTTTTAGAGTCTCCCCAAACTCCCACAAAACTCGTAATTCATTGAGGTTTTGTTATAGTAGACCTCAAACTACTACCAGCTTTCATATTTAAAATATGCAGGAGCTGGCACCCTTCCACGCCCCAGGACTTATGAACTGCCTGGTATAATATATTTATTCAAGCACAGGCGTGTAATTCTATAATCTTGCTTCTCTTAATTTCTGCCTCTTTTTGGCGTTCTTGATACCTTCTTTTTTCTTTTCTCTTTTAATTTCAGATGGTTTTCTGTAGTATTGTTTTAATCTATACTCTTTTAATAGACCTGCTTTAAGTACTTTCTTCTTAAGCACTCTCATTGCTTTCTCTACATTACCGTGTCTTACTTCTACTGTTATACTCATAACTTATCACTATATTGTGTACCACATCTTTGACAAATACCCCACGCTGGAATGTGTGGTGTATTATCTAAACATTTACTACACATAATATATTTTCCTTCCTTTAAAAAATTAACATTTCCCATATTATACTCTTCCTTTTCCTTTAACAAATCTTTAAGAGGTTCTGATAAATTTTCTGCTTTAATTCTTTTACCTACTGCAACATCTTTTGCTTCTTCAGCAACTCTTTTTTCTGCTTCATATATTATTTTATGTGTATCAGTAGTTGATTCCTCTTTCCGACCTTCTGCTCTAATTTTATCCATTTCTTGTCTAACATATTCCTGGTTTCTGGAGAACTTCATACTGTCCTCTAATTCTTTTTTTTGAGATTCTAATGTTTCAACTTTCGCTGTTTTTAATTTCATCATTATTTGGTCTTCGGGTGTTGTAAAATTACTAATCTTATTCTTTTCTAGTATCTTCAAAACTTCTTTTTTACTATGTACCATTAAAGTATCTTCCATAAAATTATCGTTTGCATAACTAACAACATAATTGGAAGTATAGTTCTAATCAATTCCATTGTATGATTATGTCTATCTAAAAATCTTTCTAATTGATTTCTCTTCTCTTCTCTCTTCTTATATTCACTATAAAAATCACTCATTTAACTTACCTCCTTTTTATAAAATCCGTTTTTATTTTTTCCATAAGCACTAACACAATTTCTTATTCCTAAATCGTGTAATACATATTGAATTTCTTTTAACTTTTTAATTTCTTCTTCGTTTAATGTTGCAATTTCATTTATTAATAATCTAGGATTAAGATAACCATCCGAACCTCTAATATAAGTACTATCATTATAAGGTTTAAAATTATCAATAGTATCTTTTGGTAATGGAATAGTAAATCTTTTAGATTTTGGATTGTTTGGTTCCTCTTTTGTTTTTAATTTATTACGATACATTGTCATATCATCTCCAAACATAATCCATAATTTATACATATGTTTGTGATATACAGGTTCTCCGTTATCATCATAAAATGGAGCAGTTATAAAACTATATTCATCAGGAAGTTTTTTTGCATAAAATTTTGCCCAATATTGTTTCCAATTTAATGAAATAGCATTGTTGGTTTGCCAAAGCGTTTGTAATTTTGAATCAACTGTAATTATTTTATTATCTAATTTATATGTCATATCAATTGAAGCAAACCAATTTTTTAATACATTATATATTCTATCATTGTATATTCTTTCTAATACTTTTTTAGAAACATCTTCTCCATAATGTCCCATAATGGCTTTTGCCTTTTCGTCAATTGGTTTATCCCAATTTTTAATTGCTTCTAAACTTCTATTCATAATTCTTTCTAGTGTTAGTGAAGCGGAGCACTACCTCCGCTTCAGGACTTACACTATGATTGAGAGTTTTTAAATATGAGCTGATGTATCATTGTCTGATTCAGCAGCGTCATCTTTTGAGTCACTCTCTTCCTCTTTCACTTGGTCAGCTACTTCTTGTTTTCTTTGGTCTTCAGCAATTGTTTCTGCTGTAGCGCCTCCGTCAACTTTAGAATATAACTCTACAAATGAATTCTTTGTATCTTCATCAAATCTATTAGTACATACTTCAATAGCTTTTATCTTATCTTTAAAGATAGTAAATGCTTGAACTATGTGGACTAATCTTCTTGTTGAGATAATCTCATCTACGCCTCCGTCAAAGAAAGTTTTTCTTATAACGTCTGCCCAAGTGACTAACTTTTTACAGAAGTCTTTATCTTTTTTTCCACTTCTTTCAAGAGTTTTAATTAAGATTTTTTCTTCAATCTTAACACTTGGATATTTCTGTTCAAATGTAATCGGAAATCTTTCTAAAAATGCTTCGTTAAGCACGTTAGTTCCGATAAATTTTCCGTCTTCACTACCTTGTCCTTTAGTATTAGCAGTAGCAATCACGTTGAATCCGTCGGCAGGTTTCACGAATTTATTAATCTTCTTAACAAAGATTCCAGAACCTTCAAGAATTGGTTGTAAACACATTATCTTATTACTTGCAAGGTCTATCTCATCAAGTAAAAGAATTGCGCCTCTTTCCATTGCTTCTATAACAGGTCCATTTTGCCATACGGTTTGTCCTTCTCTTAATCTATAACCGCCGAGCAAATCATCCTCGTCTGTTTCTATTGTTACATTGACTCTAATCATTTCACGTCTGTTTTCGGCACAAGCTTGGGTAACTCCCATAGTCTTACCGTTTCCTGAAAGTCCTGTAATAAAAACAGGATAAAACATTCTGGATTTGACGATTGATTTTAAGTCAGGATAACTACCAAATGATACGAATACTGAATCCTTTTTAGGTACAATATCGCCAGTCAAAGAAGAAACTATATAAGCTGCTTCACTTACTTTATTCTCTTTAACGGTTTCAGTTTTAGAAACTTTTGTTTCTTCAACTTTATCATCTATGTTTGGTAATCTAAATAATCCCCTATCAATTTTTAGGTTCTTATTTTTTGTTAACCATTGCGGTTCGTACTTATGTCCAAATTCTTTATTGGCAAGTACTAAATCAGCAAGTGTTAATTCAACTTTGTTTGGAAACAACTTCTTAGCGTGTTTAACAAAGTCTATTTGTTTCTGATTTAACATAGTGTTTTCACGTCCTTTCATCATTATATTATAAGTATATTATACAGGACTTTTTTAGAAAAGTCAATATACAAAATACCCTTATTTTTCAATGTTTTTTTCATTGTTTATGCGACCTCCGCTATAAATTTGTTTAAAACTACTCTTGAAACTAGTCGATTCTTCATACTCTTACCGAAGAGTCTTTTTAGTTCAGCACCAGTTCCTTTTTTAACTGTTGCGTCTTGTAGGTTAAAATTCTGTACTTTCAATTTCTTGCCGTTTAGTAAGAAATACTTATCATATCCGTTTTGTTTTACTATAGCAGCATTATCAGTTCTAAAATCTTTTTGTATTTTAAGTCTTAATTTTTCTTTATGTTCATAATCTTTATAATCACTTCCGATAAATCTATCTAGTTCCCAACGTCTAATTCTTTTTATAATATAGAAACCGACTATTGTAGGATTGTGGTCTGATTTTATCATACTTAATAATGTATCGGTCATAGCACTACCGTACCAACCGTCTGTTAAAATTATCTTTTTATTCTTATGTGTAATAACTACTTTAGATTCATAATCAATACTTCTTTTTATATAATTTTGTTTCTTTGCTTTTGCGTCTTTAATTTCATACTCATCAATTGCTCTAGTAGGTTTATCTGGTATAGGTATTATCTGATTGTGTCTGAAACTGTTTCCGCCTCCGTCAGTTAAAGTAATAAAAGTAAGTTTTTCAACTTTATATTTCTTTTGAAATTCTGGTATTAAATTATTACATACTATCAATGCTTCATTTAAAGGTGTATTTCCTAAATAATATTTGTCTGGTATATGATAGTTACTTCCTTTTGGATATTCTGGATCACTCCAATTTCTTGACCATCTTTGGTCATAATCTTTTGCCATATGAAACATATATAATAACGATTCTTCAAATTCATTTTTTTTCATTCTATGACTTAAACAATTTACTAATTTAAATTCATCAAAACAAAAATCACCGTATTTATAATTCCAATATTGTTTATCTCTTTCATCTGAATCTCTTTCACTTGTAAAAAAGTATACTTCAAATGGTATATTAACTTTTCTTGTAAATTCTACTAGGTTAATTAATTGAGCAACAGTATCAGCAATACAATCACTCATACTTCCTGACCAATCTAATAACATTATCATACCGTGGTTCTTACCGTCAGGTATAATAGTCATTCTTTTAAATATATCTTCACTAAATTTATAATTTTTTAATTTTAAAGGATCAATAACTCCTGTTTTATCAGTACTTGCTCTTTTATAAGCAGACGCTGCTTTTTTCATTTCAAATTCTTTAACAAGATACATAACTGTCTTCTTGTTTTCAGTTCTAAATTTTTTAAACTTATCTAAAATCCATCTTTTATATTCAAGTGTACTTTCTGGATTAGATTGTACTTGGTCACTTATATGTTTTCTGAAATCATTTAAAAAAGTTTTATATGATACTAAACATTGGTTAAGATTTGGTTTTGGTAATGTTCCGTATACATAAGAAGTCTTTTTATCTAACAACGATTCTTTTTTCTGTTCAAAGAAATCATTTGTAATAGCTTTTAATTTTTTAGGTTTAGGGTCTCCGTCAGCACCTTTGGCGTGTTGTGTTGCTGTTTTAGCTTTTTCTTTTTTCTCTTCTTCTTCTTTATCTTTTAAATCTTTGTCTGTTGCTTTTTCTTCTGAATCTCTTTTATCATTTTTTTCATCTTGTACATCTGGATTATCAGCACTTTCAGATTTTTGGTCTTGTTCTTTTGAATCTTCTGGATCAGTTGCGTCTTCATCTGATAATTCATAATTTTTAATTAATGGGTGGTCATCAAAGTCTGGTAATTTCTTCATTTGTTCAACTTGTTTTTTCTGCCAATTTAACATATCTTTAGCAACTCTAACAACGTCTGTAAATGATTTAATTGAATCAACTTTATCTAACCAATTGTTTGCTTTATCATCAAATATAAATGGTAATCTATTACTTGATTTACTTCTTAAATTAATCTTATCAATTAACATAAGTTCTTTATTTAAATCTTTGTTATTCATACCAAAGAAGTTTTGTTTTTCTAATATATCAAAACCGTTGATATAATTTCTAACAACTCCTGGGTATTTCTTTTGAATTTTTTTATCTATTCTAGTATCTTCTAAAACATTAACGTAAGTTCTTAACTCATCATCATCTTGAATTTTTTTCCAACCGTTTTGTGGAGTAAATAATGCGTGGGCACATTCGTGAGCAATTAACATATCATAAACATCACCGTGTGATTCTTTAAATATAGGGAGAGTTAACACACGAGTCTTTGTATTAAAAGACGCTGTTGAAACGTTGTTGTGTTGTATGATTATATTTTCTGTTGCAAGTAATTTAGCTAACTGACTTTTTGTATCTAAATTTATTGTTGTAGTGCCATTTTTCATAATGTACTACTATAATACAGGAAAAAATCGGGAAAGTCAATAGTTAATTTCCCCTTATTTTATGCGGCTTCCAGACGATCCTATTTCTTAAATATGAAAATTGGCTCGTATTTTGCACCTGATTCTTGCGAGGATAACTGTAATTTGTACGTATCTGTATGTTCAAATCCTTCTTCTACAGCGATTCGTACTGTATCATCTTCAAAGGTTTTATGTGATTTAATGTTCGCTACATTTAACCCCATATACTTACCTTTTTTTAATCCTATATATGCATTTTGTATAGTTGTTCTTAAAAAGCCATTGTTCCACTCTTCATTACCACTATATTGATTAAATGATTGTTCTGCTTCATCACCATATTGTTCCCAATTGAAATAAGGTGGACTTGTAAATGCAAAATCTAAAGTGTTTTCTTTTGGAACAAAGGTTTCACTACCACACTTGTTTAAAAAGTAATGTCTATTCTCTCTACCAAAATCTTTCTTAATTTCTTTTAATCCTTTAAATGTTAATTCAGCTGGATCAGTACCTACATAGTTAATATCTGCTATAATTGCACCTAATATACGACCACCATATCCCATTGACATATCCCATACCATAGCACCTGGGTGGGCAAAATGTGAGTATAAACACGCCGCTGCTGTAGGTCTAAAATTAGATACACATTGAGTTCCTGTATATCTTCTTAATAAAGACCTCATAACACTTTCTGATTTATGTTTTGAAGCAGGAGATATTTCAGTTATTTCACCATCTAAATTACTTGCAATAGGCATTAAAGTATCTACTGATACTTGACCAAAGAAACTACCTGTTAATAACTTACGTATACCCTTTTTAAAATGCTCTTCATTTTCATATATTTCCATAGGTGTTCTCATTTTACCACAACGTATACCAAAACTATGTGGCATATATGACCACGCTAAAGATAGACCTGTTTGATTTGGTTTAATAACTTTCTCTTGCGTTAATAACCCCTTGAAATCTGTTGATTGTAATGTTTTAAATTGTGATTCTCTATACTGTTTATCTGTAGCATAATAAGGAAATCCTCTCTTCTTCCAATACTCATAAACTTTATCAATATTAGATTGTAATTCTTCTTCGTCTTTAACTACACCTTTTAGGTTACCCTTACTAGTAATAAGGTCTTCACCCATTATCTCTACACCAAATGCTTCTAATGCATTTTTTGTATCAGTTCTATTTGTTAGTTTTTTCATCCAATTTTACATTCATATTTAATACTATTCTTCTTGGTGTATCTGATTGGGTAACACCATAATGGTCCACTTGCGGATGAAACATAACTATTTGATTAGCAATAGATGGTATTTTTTCATCTCCAATCATTGTATATCCATTACAAGTATGAAAATTATATACAGAAGTCATAACCATTTGATCCACTACGTCATCACGCAACTCTCTATCAACTATATCCTTATGTGCTCCGTGGCGTTGTTGTTTACCTTCATTAGGATATAAATTTAATTTCATTTTAAGTAAGTGTTCTGACCTACGTTCTTGATGTTGGTTTTGAAGTTCTAAAAACAATCCAAATAAAGGCATTAATGCATTATCTCCATATCCTTGTCCACTAGGATTTAAAGAAGGATGGGTATATATTGTTTTACCTAATTTAAACTTTCCATCTCCTGTCTTTGGTCCAATACCGTCAAATTTATATGACTCTGGATTATATACT